TGATCCAGCCGACCCACCGTTTACCAACCAAACTGCCTTATCAGTTAGTATAATCATACCCGCCGCTGAACCTACAATGGATTGAATCGTGTGTAATGTGCCCGATACAAGCGTCCCGGCGATAGAATCACCAGCAGTAATCGGATTGGATTTATCAAAATTAAAATACTGACCGGGTTTAGACATATAAAATGTTGCAGGTAGACTTGATGAAGACGCCAAAACAAGACGCTGCTGAACAAATCCTGGAACAGAAGGATTAGTAAAATTAGCTGAGCCAAGCACCGCTGTTGCAACAGCAGTTGGAGCGCCGGCATCAATTACAACCGTAGGTGCAACTAAAAATCCCGATCCGGAGGTAAGAACATTAATCTGCCTCACACCCCAATTCACTGTGCCTTGAGCGCCGACACCAACGCCAGATGTAGATACTTGATTGAATGGGTTTGTTGGAGTTGATCCCGATGAAACTGTGCCGGGATTAATCCGCGTCCAGCCGGTAATATCACCTGCACCACCAACAGATGTAACTCTTACAGAAAGCGACGATGGAAATATGATAACATCATTGACCGCATAACCTGTGCCTGCGGTTGTGATTGTAGGATCAACACGAGACCCAAGGATAGCGGCGGCTGTTGCGGGTGTAAATGACATCCCGGAGAAACTAACTCCCGGCACGGAGGTATAAATTCCAGGATTAGTAACAGTTACACTAGCAATACCAAACCCCTCAAATGGATTTTGTGCAATCGGTGGGGTCAGGCTGAAATCCTGAGCAATATTAGAATCAATAAATGAAGTCCCGCGAGTTGTGCCAATGAAACCATATTGAACATCGGCCGGAACCGCGGCGCCATAGGTAACAGTAGCTTCATAAACATTATACGCTATTGCGCCGGGAATCGCAGTCCAAGTTATAGTATTCGACCCGGCCACAGAACGTATGTCTTGTGCACCTGCAAGAGCACCGCCCGGAGAAGCATTAGATTCTTGACCATTGGAATCGATCGCGGTTACTACATAGGAATAATTAACCGCACCGGCAGCAAGTGATGTGGTCACAGTTGGAGCTGCCGGCGCGGATATACTAGCCCCAAACGATGCTGCAAGTATCGACCAATTATTTGCCGCGACAAGAGTCAGCACATACACAGGATGATCCGGGTGACAAAGGATCATTTGATTGACGGACTGTGCAAATTTAATCAAACGCAAATCGTTTGCTGAAGTATAAGGTGATGCCAAGGTATAAATTCGCGCAACTGTGCCGGCAGATGAATATGCACTATATCCAGTAGAATTTATATTAACCGCGTTTAGATCGCCTAGAGTAATATTATTTCCCGATACAGATTGCACACGAAAATATCGCCCGTTGAGTTGGGTCATTCCAACTACGCCAGTGATATAAACCCAATCGCCAGCGACGAAATTATGTCCAACGGCAGTGATAACACAAGGATTGGCTTGTGTTGCAGCGGACATATTAAACGCGGTTTCGAGCACCGGAGCGCCATCAAAAATAAATCGAATATATCCGTTGCCAAATTCAAGCACATAACCTACATTGAAGCTAGCCTGAAACGGAATCAATCGGACTTGCGTCGCAGATTTATAAGCTTGAATAATGTATTTTGATCCAGGCCGAGAACTAGCACCGCCACGATAATCGACGAAAAAGTTCTCCAATAGCGCAGCGGCTGAATGCCATTTTTCCAGATCGACCCTCGCGAATAAATTCGGGGCCCATTCACCGGAATTAAAGCTGGCTTGAACTGAAGTCTCGGTCATATCATTGGCCTTTTAGGAGCATTTGCTCTATCGAAGGTTTGCCATTCTTGGCCGGGATAGTGTATTCTAGGTTCACTCGGCGGCTGCTCGGTCATGCAAATGGCCGCGATAGTATCGTCGGCCTCGGTTGAATTTAATACCGCTAATGCACCTAAAAGAGCTTCACTTAAAATAGAATCTGAATCTTCAGTTACAGTTAATTCCGCAGTTACACCGGCAGCAGCTACAAATACAGCTCCTGTAAGAGTATCGTCCGCCTCGGTTACACTTAAATTAGCCGAGATTGAAACTAAAGCTGCGGCAGAAAGATTATCGTCAACTTCTATAATACTTAAATTTGCGGTTATAGATACATTTACTGAGCCAGATAATGAATCTGCCGCTTCGGTAGACGATAACGCTGCGGTGATTGAAACTGAAGCTGCACCGGATAGTGTATCGTTACTTTCAGTTATACTAAGCGTTGCTGAAACTGAAACACTTGCCGCACCTGTTATGGAATCATTAGCTTCAGTTACACTAAGCGCCGCAGATATAGATACACTTGCCGCGGCAGAAATACTATCTGAATCTTCAGTTAATGATAATGCAGCTGTAATCGACCCGCCAGATGTATCATCACGAAGACGAACATCATTTGGGTTTACATCACTAGGAACTGTATATAGTTTAACATCAGGCATTAGACCGGATTCAACGTGTTAACAGACGTTCCTGCCACGTCAGGCGATCCAACTTTATACGCAACAATATAAAAAGGCCCACTTAGATTTAATGTCAATGACCAATTGCCACTGCCATCAGAAGTTGTCTCGGCCATTTTTTGATCATCAGAAGTCCGAAATATTTTTATGGTGCAGTTACCTAAAGCAACGCCGGCACTGTCTCGTGATACACCGGACAAAGTTAAATTAGTCCGGGCCAATTGAACTGAACGAAAAGGTTCATCGTAATTATGCAAGGTAAATGCTGAACTATCACCGGGATGTTTCGATCCCGGTCGCGCGATAGTTCTTCCACCAAAGCCACGACGATCTGCATTTATAGGCATTAGTTAAGCGCATCCACGCGATAGTTATGCACTGTCATCGATCCAGTAGCAACAGTCTGCGTAAAAAACACATCGATTGCGTTGGCCGCAGTATTATCAAATCCCGTGCCTACAGCAGGTGTGCCAACAGGCGCAATCAAAGAACCATTGCCGCCAGCCGATGGAAGTGGAGCCCCAACAACTGCTTCAGATTGAAATCGGCCGAACCCAAAGAAGTTAGATGCAGTGCCGGAACCAACAGCACGGCAATACAATTCAATCTCAAGCCACCATGGAACTGTAGTCTTCGCAACAATATTTAGGTTCATAGCACCTGTATCGTAGCAAATAATAGTCCCGGATGGGCCAGTTCGCACATCAAATCTTGCTGTTCCAGGAGTGGTAACAACACAAGAAATGCGGCCTTGCATCGTAATACGAAGAATCTTTCCTACATAAAAATAGTTATTGGGAAGGATAATTCTTGCGCCTGTAGGGATACAAGATGCGGCTGCCGCAGCTGTAAGTGTCGGACCATCGGCGACACTAGAAACAAGAGTTTCTTGCCATGTTTGAACGCCCATTTAAGCATTCCCCGAAGTTAGAGTAAATGTCGTTACATCAATCGGCTGTCCGATTGCAATATTGGTGTTGTTAAATACAAGGTCCGTTGAACAATTACCTTGCATTTGACAAACTGCCGAGCTATCATAAACTCGCCACGAAGCCGCGATTCCAGCAGCTGATCCAGTAGTGGACCATGTTCCGTTTTTAGTAACGGCTCTAGATGCAGCCGCGTTGAAAGGTGATGCAGGTAAATTAATAGTAGCCAACGTTCCTGCTGGATCAGCCGCTGCACAATTTGCCGGAACTGCACCCGAGAATATTTTCATTGTCGCAGTTACGCCAAGGGTAGTATTAATTGTGTTCATCTTTGCGTTACGCAAAGTTGTTCCGTATTGAAGCGCCATGGATTTATCCTAACCAAAATACGGCCACAGTGAGCCCCAATCATAACCTATCGCCGGACCGGAGTATTGTTGAGGGAAGTGAATTCCACGAACACGAATCCAGTCCGGTGTTGTATCGTTGATTGTAAGGCCTTCATTTCCATCGGTGGTCCGGGCCTGTTCAATGATCATATTAGCTTCTTGAAGCACAGAATTAGCAAGGGTTTTATCGCTAGTAAGAGCATTTGCAAGTTGTGCCCCAAGAACCCGAACATAAGCCTCGATAAAATCATCGTCGAAAATGTTGGGATCGGCAACGTCCTGAGAATACACTAACGTAGCAAATTCTTGATTACAAAGAATCACACGTTGCGGAGCGGCCGCACCAAAAGTTAGATTAAATGTAGCGTTAATTCCAACTCCAGTTGTAACACTTTGCGCCACTGGATTTGTCTGTGGCGCAAAGTAACTTCCACCCAAAGCCGGCGATGAATTAGGCACTTGGGCTACAACTGAAGCACCTGTAATTCCACCGGTGCCATTGACAGTAGTAACAAGGATTTGAACAGGGGCTCCAATTGGAGGTGAAGTTGTCGGGCCATAAGGTAATGTAATAACATCGCCTACAGCATGGTTCAATCCCGCCGCAGCAATAGTAACCGCAGTCACTGGTCGAAATGTATCAGTTTGAATTTTGAATTTAACTGGTGGTCCCGCCCAAAAACTTGGCGCCCCGCCAGTTACTGCGGTAGTGATAGGGACTCCACCGGAATATCCAGTTTGTGTCGCGGGTATAATCCAGCAGGCTCGAAGACAATCAACTGGATATTGATATTCATATGCCCATGGAGGTGAAGGTTGTCCCGGTGTCCAGAGTGTTGTAGCCGGTGACGTATTTTCAGGGGTTCCAGTAACGCTAGTGATATAAACCAAATTCGCAGTTTTAAGCGCACAATTCCATGGAGCCATACGAAGCAATCGCCGCCGAGTTGAATCGTAAATCAAATTGGCTTGAATTGCTTCGTTAGTTGAGTTATTGGACAATTCAGTGCTAGTGACCGTAGTTCTGGTCCCTAGCACCTGAAGCGCCCGGTTAACTATGGTCACTTGCGTTGTCATTAGCGTTTACCTTGCGTTCCGCAATTACCGTGATTGGTGCCGCCAATACCGGGACCTGAAGTTCCGGGAGTAGGCCCAACAGGCGGATTATACGGCATCGGTTTCGGTTCAGCTTGACCGCCGGAGGTCACAGGAATCTGCTGGTTCATACGCGGCGCTCCTCTTTGGTATCGGTTTCCTCGTCAACCATAAGCGCGGCCTCAACCGGCTTCGGTCCAAGTTCGGTATTAAGATTCATCAAATCCATCATTGCCTTGGCCCGAATATTATCGGTTCCGGGAACATTCAACGAAAGATGCAAAACCTGAAGCATAAGGTAAACTTTATCATATTCCATAACAAGCTCCTACCATCCGGGCATACGATAAGAATAATTAATCCCTCGAAGATTAAACCGTCTTACCGCTGCACTAGTTGTTTCAATCATGGCACCGATACGCATACGCGCTGTAGGTATGTTTGATGTAAGCTCACAAACTTTGAAACGTAAATCTGCGGTGTTAACTTGCGTTGTTCCAGCTTCACCAAGCCACGCATAAACAACTGCAAATGCCGAAACTCCCAATTGCGCCGGATGCATTACAATTTCCCAGCGGAGAAATTGATGGGTGGAAGGTTTAATTGCAGTCACACCATCAAACAATGCATTGACTGTTGTGGCAACACCACCATTACGAGCAACACACTGAAATTGAGTTTCAG